GGGGCGTTGGCGCGCCCCGAGCCCCGCATCTGCGGGGCAGAAACGAAAAAGCGCCCGGCGGCTTTTGGCCCCGAGCGCAATTTTTCAACTTCTTATTGCCTGCGATAGTGCACGAAATTTGATTCGTCAACCAGCCCCGCCGGCGAGCGACCGGTGTCTGTCCTTCCACCCGTCCGGCGTCGATTGCGTCGGCCGCTCGCCACTGTGCCGCGTGCGGGCCGCCTTTTGCCGCGCCCGCGCCGCCCCTTCCCATTCGGCCAGCGCGCGCAAGCCAGGCCGCGCCAGCATCAGTTCCTCGGCGGTCGGATCGCGATCGTCGATCACGATCGTGTCGACCGCGCGCTTGATACGCGCCGAATTCGCCGGCGACGCCAATGTGCCGAGCCCGCGCATCAGCCGCAGCACTTCCGTCATCTCGGCCACCATAGGTCCGCGCATGACATTCTCGACCTTGGCGCGCAGCTGCCGCAACACCCGCTGCATGTCGAGCGAACAGGTGGCGGCGGCCAGCACCGCGCGCGCTTCCTCGAACTGCGCGGTATAACGCCGCGCCTCGTTGTCGCTTAAATCCCGGGCGGACAGGTCGATACCGCGCGCGATCATGAACGAGATGGCGGCCGGCTTGTCCTTCGGCGCGGCGCGCACCCAGCGCTCGCGCCCGACCGCCGCGGCATAGGCCTGCGCGCCGAGATATTCATCCTCGCCGAGGCCGTTCGACAAACCACGCTGAGGCCGCAATGGAAAAAGCTTAGCCTGCACGGCCGCGATACTCATGCGGTCCTCGGCGATGCCGATCAGCCGCAGCCGGCCGAGCGCGGTCTCGGCGAGATGGGCCCGCGCCACCTGCGGGCCTAGCAATTCGCCGAAGACGCGCCGGTGCGGCTGCGACGCCACCAGCCCGTCGTCGGCGTCGATCTTGGCAGAGCGCGATTTTTGCCCGCTCTTGGTGCGGTGCGCGGCGTCCGGTTTGCGGCCTGCGTGAGCCATCGTCGTCTCCCTTGTTGTCTACCAGCTAAACAGCACGCCTTCGAACACATCTCCCGGCTTCGGCACGAAAAAGTCGCGGAATGCCTCGACGCTGTCGAAGCCATCGGCACGCGCGAAGGCATCGGCAGTCATGTTCGGTTCTTCCGGCAGGAAGGTCGCATATGCCACGTGATCGCCTTTAAACGCCTCACCACCGATGAGGATCGGCCCGCGCGGCAGCTGCGACCTGACGATCAGCAGCGGTTTGCACTCGGCGCCCTCGACCTTGCCGATGAACGCGCGTTCCTTGGTGCGCGACTTCCACCACAGGTGCAGCGGACAGGGACAGCGCCAGCCGTCCGCCCGGGCCCGTTCGATCAGCGCGGCACCGCGCGGGCCGCGCCGCCGAATCGTCTGGCGCTTCACCCGCGCGCCGGCGACGGCCTGGCCCTCGCGCTGGCGCAGTCCCATCTCGATCATCGGCAACATCGTCGGCACCGAAAAACTCAGCAGCATGGTCACCCCTCCCCTTCATCCGCCGCGTCGCCGGCATGGCCGGGCGGCCAGCGGTCCTTCGACGGAAACGGTTTTTTCTGGCGCGCCATCGTCTCCATCTGCGTGACCATGTAGGGCCGCCGGGCGGCCGCGAAATACGCCTTCCAGCGGTGCCATTCCGGCATCGACGGATCGAGTTCGTAGATCGTCGGCCGGGCCGCGAAGCCTTCCCACGGCCGGTCCTGCACGTAGCGCGCGGCGTCGCACAACTTCCATTTCCGGCGCCTGCGGTCGGCGAAAAAATCCGGCACGAAGGCGAGCGCCGCCGCCCGGTCGGCATCGCCGGCGCGCAGCCTGATCCAGTGTTTCCGCACCCGGTCGCGCGAGATGCACTCGCCGCCGGCGCGGCCCCAGGCGTCGAGAAATTCCTCGACGGTCGGCACGCACACGCCGCCGCCCCCCGCGCCTAACGCCCCATCGCCGTCCACAGGCGGCGGCCGGGATGCGCCGGGCGCGCCGCTGGCCTTCATTGGCGGCCCGCTGCCGTGCCCAGCAACGGCCGGCGCGGCGTTGTGCAGCGGGCCGGCCGATTTTGATCCCGTCGAACCGTCCGCGAATTCAGGCGGCGGTTTGGGGTCCTGGGGGGTAGGGGGGGTATTTATATTATTATTCTTTATTCCGGCGGGCGGCTCAACCGCATGCGGCCCAGCCGCGTCCGGCAAACCCGGCTGCGGTAAAGATGCAACAGTTTTTACACCACTTGGTTCGGTCCCGTTCGATTCAGTTTTGGCCGGCACCGTCGCCGGTGCCGGGTCGGCGGAATCATCGTCCTCATCCGGCGGCGGTTCGTTATCGATCACCACCTGCGCTTCGTCGAAGACCAGATATTCGATCGCTACAAATTCGCCGCCCTCGCCGCGTATCATGGTGCCGCGCTGGATGTAGCCGGCGTCCATCAGCACCTTGAGGATGCTGTAATAGCCGTCCTTGCCGACGCCCCAGCGTTTTTTGATTTCCCACGGGTGCATCTGCCAGTCCTGCGGCAGCGACAGCAGGCGGCTGAGCGCGCCGACATGGGCGCAGCCGAGCCGGGCATCGTTGATCGTCTTGTTCGGCAGCTGCGTGTATTCGCGCCGGTGGCCGCCGCGAAAGATCGTGGTCGGCTTTCTCGGCCGGGCCGCCGCGCGCGCCGCGCCGTCGGGCGTGGCGTTGCCGGGATCCTGCTGGTGGCGGGCGTAGTTCATCGCCGCACCTCCGGCGCACGACTCTGCGCGCGCGTCGCCAGCCGGTCGGTGCGCACGCCGTAATAATAGCCAGCCGCTTTCTTGCGATTCATCCGGTCGCCCCACGCTCCAATTCGGGAACGCGGTTTGACACAACAGACACATTATTGATTTCATCATCCGGGAACAGCGTCGGCAGTTCGGCCTTCGCTTCGGCGGCGCGCAGATAGTGCACCGCGTCGCGGAAGTAATCTCCGTTCAACTCCACCGCCGCGCCCCGGCGGCCCTTGAGCAAGGCTCGGTAGGGCACCGTCCCCAAACCACCGAACGGATCGAAGATCAGATCGTCCGGTTCCGAGTACCGGTCGATCAGCCGATCAACGATGTCGAATTGCAGCGGGCAGACGTGTTTCTCGACGTTGCGGGTGACCTGCTCACCGTTCAGCGTTACCATCCTGCGAACGTCGGTCCAGATATCCGGATGCATCGCCACGGGGGCTAGCGCCATGAAGGTGCGCGGCAACCGGTCGCCCAGTGCGTCGCCGAACCGCACCACATATTCGTGGTCGTACCGCTCCGCGGCACTGAATTTCCTGAACACTTTGGCGATCAACTTGTGCAGATCATTCGGGCTGAGACCCGTGGCTAGCAGCCGGCCGGCGAATTCGTCAGGTGATAGAAGCGTGTTACCGCTCGATCGCCAGAACGAGTGAGCGTCGAGCTGCCACCGCGACAAGGAATAGTCAGCCTTGTCCTTCACCACCGGGATGTCGGCGTAGCCGCGCGAGCGGTCACTCTGCGGTTTGCGGAACAGCAGGATGTATTCCGGGCAGCCGACGCCCATCTTCGTGCCGTCCTTACACATTTCTGAATAGCCGAGCCGGTAGGTGCCGTTGTTCTCGCGCACGACGTCGGTCTGGACCTGGATCATCCCGCAATAGTCGAAGCCGTGGCAGCGGTAGTGCATGATGCCTTCGGCATGGAAGGGCGAGGATGGTGGGCGCGCCGGCGCCGGTCGCAGCGCCGAACAGCACCCGGTCCTTGACGTGGATGCAGGCAATCCGGCCAGGCCGCAGGATCCTGAGCAGCTGCGGCGTCAGGAAGTCCATCTGGCGCCAGAAGTGGTCGTTATCGTCGGTATGGCCGAAGTCGTTATAGCTGGCCGTGTACTCGTAATGATTGGCGAACGGGATCGACGTGATGATCTGATCGACGCTGTCGCCGGCCATGCGGGCGGATTCCTCAACACAGTCGGAATGAACCATCGAAAAGCGCTCACCCCTGACCTCGCGCCGCTCCACACCGATCGAGCGGCCCAGCATCTCGTCGACCGGCAGGTGACCCAGACCATAGCGCCGGATGATTTCCGACATTCGCGCCATCATCTTGTCGTGTTCGGCCCACTTGCGCTGCAGATCGCGGACCACCGGTCGCTCGGCCTCCGAGTGAATGATGTCGATCGTGCACGCCTCACCCTGACCGAACCGCACGATGCGGAACACCGCCTGAATGAAATCATGGAATTTGGAGCTAACGCCGGTGAAAATAGCCCAATGGCAATGCCCCTGAAAATTACAGCCGACGCCGGACATCTCGGGCTTGGTCGCCAGCTCGGCGAACCGCCCGTACTTGAAATCGACCGCGTTGCGTTCGTTAATTTCGTCATCTTGCGACCCGAAGATCGAACGCGAATTCGGCAGAGCCTGCTCGATCGCGCGGCGCTCGTCCTCCAGATCGTGCCACACGATGACGTGCGCGGCCGGATCGGCGGCGCGGAGCGCCGCCATCTTCTCGATGCGCGCGGACATGCTGCTGCGCTTTTCGGCCGCCGCCTGCGTGACACCGAGCGCGGGATTGGCGAAAAGCACACCCTGCCCGTCACGCTCGGGCTTTGCGTTGGCGTGGTCGCTCGCGACCTCGTGCCAGCGCACCGTCACCGGCGGCAGGTCATAACCTTCATCCGAGAAGCCAAGGTCGGACGGCTTTTGGAGGAACGTCGCCCAGCTGTGCACCCACAGCCAGAACTCGTCCTCTTTATGCGGGTAGAGAGTGAGGTTACCCGCCTTTTCGGCGTCGCGCTGGAAGAACCGCGTCAACGCCTGGCCGGTGTCCATAATGCCCAGGAAGCCGGCGTAGTGGATCAACTCCTTGGTGCGGTTTGGCGACGGCGTCGCGGTCGCGACGAACCGATACGGCACCGGCTCGAACAGTGGCAGGAATTCCTGATAGGTCTTCGAACCGAAGGACCGCAGCACCGCGGCTTCGTCCAGGCTGGCGGCGTTGAAATACTTCGGGTCGAGCTTGCCGTCGCGCACGCTCTCGTAGTTCGTAAGGTATAGGCCATCTTCGCCGATTTCGCTGTCGCGGCGGATGAAGCGCGGCTTGACCTCATACTCGCCCGTGAACCGCTCTTCGGCCTCCCCGAAAAATTCATGCGCAACACCCAGCGGCAGTGTGATCAGCTGCCGGCCACCTTTGTGACGCTGAATGAGACGCATGATTTCAAGCTGCATGAATGTCTTGTGCAGGCCGAACGATGCGAAGATCGCCCGCCTGCCCCCCCCCACGGCCCAGGGCACGATCGCGCGGCAGTGTGGCTTGCCGGCCGGGTTGACCTCGGACGGATCGACGGCGAAGCCGCAGGCTTGCGCGGGATTAAATTTGCCCTCGAGAAACTGACGGTAGTCGGTCAACTCGTGATCTCCTTTCCATCCCTCAGACCGAGGCTCCGAATCAGGTTCGCGCTGTCCGCCCAGCGCGCATGGCCGAGCCACGCGCCGAGGAACTGGCGCAGCCTGTCGACGTCGCCGGCGGCGCGATAGGCCGCGATCTTGCGCCGCGCCCGCACCACGCTGTCGCGCCTCAACAGCTTGTGCGTCGCCCAGATGCGGTAGCCGAGGAAATTGACACCGCGCGCTGCGGGCTGAACCGACCATTTCGAAAACCGCAGGCCGAGCTGCTCGCGGGCGAAGGTCTCGATGCTGACCTTGACCGCGCGCAGATGCGCGCTCGAATGCCCCAGCACCACCAGATCGTCCATGTAGCGGTACCAATAGGTCTCGCCGAGCGTCTGCTGCAGGTGGCGGTCGAGCGTGGCGCCGGTGTAGACGTTGGCAAAAATCTGCGAGGTCAGGCTGCCGATCGGCAGGCCGATGCCGGTGCGCGGCAGCATGGCCTCGATCAGGCGCAGCGTCGCGCGGCAGGAAATCTTGGCCTCGATCAGCCGCCACAAAACGCCGCGTTCGATCGAGGCGAAATAGCGCGAGAAGTCCGTCTTGAGGACATAGACCGCGCGCTTTTTTGATAACGATCCGTCGCGGACTGCGCTCGACGACGGATCGGGACGCCTTTCCAGCCGCCGCAGATCGGCCTGCACGGCGACGACGCCGGCATGCGTGCCCTTGCCCTTGCGGCAGGCATAGGAGCGCGGCAGCAGCGCGCGGTCGAAGATCGGGCCGATGACCAGGCACAGCGCCTGCTGCGCGACGCGGTCGCGGAACGGCAGCGCCGAGATCAGCCGCCGCTTCGGATCGAGGATATAGAATTCATGCGGCGCGCCGGGCTCATAGGTTCCGTCCGCCATGTCGCGCGCCAGCCCGTCGAGATTGAAGGCATCCTCTTCCTTGAAGTGAAGGAAGCCCGCCGTCATCCGCTTGCCACGGGCGGTGAGGCGGTAGGCTTGCCGCATCGTCGCGGGCGATGTGATGCGGCCGATCAGGTTGCGATAGCGCTTGGTCATGACGGTGCCGGATAAAATGCCGGCCGCGGGTCTCGACAGGCCGGGGTCGCGACCCCGCCCGCTACGCCCCGCTATGCCGGACCGTGAAGGGTGTTCGCCGAAGCGGGACAGGCGGGCTGACCACCGACCTTGATCGTTTGTCGGATGCCGTGCGGCGAGCCGCGCGGCCCCGGTGACCGGCCGGCGCGGCCGTGACCGGCGCCGAGCCTTGATCTCTGTCAAGAATCCATCGTCACTGCGGCCGCGCGCCCCCAGGTTCTCGTTCGAGTTGTCGGCCCACGTTGTCGACGTTCGCCTGGCGCGAGCCGGCGGTTCGTCGTCGGTTCCACCACGGAGCCGCCGAAGATGGACGGACGCGGCTGCATCAGTTTTCCCTCTTGCCCCATCGCACGGGCGGGGCCTCGGCCCTGTCCGTGCGAACTTTGCAGCTTGCGCTGCCAGGCATTGAGCATGCGGCCCGGCTCCGACAGCAGCGCGAGCGCGATGCCGTGTTGCCGGGGCGAGACGATGCGAATGTCGGGCAGCACAAGAAAACGCAGGAATGACCGCAAGGTCGCGAACTCGGCATCGACGGCGTAGAGCCGCGACACCTGCTGCGACTTCGCGGCGTGGTAGAGGCCGCCGATCGGTCCGAACAACGCCGCCAGCACGGCGTCGCGAAGGACGCCGTGGTTTCGCGGGCTGCGCTGCAGGATCGGGTAGAGGTAGCGCACGAAGGCCTCGTATTTTTTCGACGATCGCCAAAGCGTCGGTCGCGGTGTGCTGGTCTTTGGCGGTCATGGTCAGGTTTCACGCGCCGTCGCTGTCGCGACGGCTAGACAAGTTGCAGGTGGTCACTGCGGCCGCGCGCCCCCAGGTCCCCGCACGAGTAGCCGGCCCAGACGTCGACGTCCGCCTGGCGCGAGCCGGCGAAGCCGTCGTCCCACCAGGAGCCGCCGAAGAGGGACGGACGCGGCGCGTCGGGATCGCCGTCGTGGCCCCAGACCCAGAGATTGCCGGTCGCCTGCATCAGGCCGAATTTGCTGGTGCGCGCGGCGTCCAGCTTCGTCACTTTGGGGTCGACCTTGTGGGAGGTTTTTTCGGTGACGCCGAAAGCGGCGGCGAAAAATTCCTCGATCGACAGCAGCCCCTTGCCGTGGTGCTTCATCACCGCGACAGCGGTCGCGTAATCGAGTTCGTCGAAAGCACCGCCGGACGGATTCTGCGGCGGGCTGTTGCCGTCGGCGATCTCGACGCCAAGCCTGCTGGTGCCATCGGTCAGGTGATTGACGCCGAGCAGGTAGATGTCGGTCCAGAACGGCGCGCGCAGGCTGTCGATGCACGCCATGCCGCGCGGATCGGCGCAGGCCGGACGGAAGGCGATGTCCCATAGCGAACACGGATTGATCGCGGGCGATTCGTCGCCACCGGCGCGCGCCGCCGCGTTGCCGCCGGGCGCGAGATGAAAACCACCGATCGTTGCCGGATCGCCGAGGTCCGGCGCGGCGGCCAGCAAGGCTGCGGTCGCGACACCGTCCTGCACGGTCACGCGATAGTCGCCGGCTGTCAGATTCTTGGGCATCGCCACCGGCGTCGCCTTGTCGAAGCTGACGCCGCCGAAGCGGGTGCCGGCGACAATAACGAATTCGCCGCCGACAACGGCCAGCGCCGGCTTGTTCCAGTCAGCCTTGATGATCGGCATCGTCCTGGTCTCCTGAAGTTTCGCCGCAGCAGTCATGTGTCATGCCTCCAGTTGTCGCCGGCCACCCGCCGGCTGGGACGCCAGACGGTCATGCCGTCCTCCGCAGAAATTCGGGAATGTCGAGATGTTCGGTGCCCTCGCTTGCCGGCGGATGGTCGATATCGGGATCGCTGACAAATCCCTCGAAAAAGTGATTGAGCAGACGATGCGCGGCGCGCCGCTGGTCGGTCGTCGCGATGGCTTCGATGTCGCCAGCTTCGCCGATGCAGAACGTTTCCAGCGTTTCCGGCGTCAGGAAGCCAAGCGAGGCGTCAATCGCCAGCAGCTGCGGCGCGCTGGCGTGCGACAGCGGCACCGGATAATCGGCATAGCCGCAGCCAGCGCCGCCGTCGTGTGAGATGATCTCGAAGGCCTGGTGCAACGCCGGATATTGCGCCGCCGTCACCAGCGTGTGCGGCGCGGCGCGCAGCGGTTCGTCGGCCAGCGCCCGCACGTCGGCGGCGCGGATCGGCGGGTCGATATTTTCGTCGGTGTGTT